GTGTAGATACCATTGTGAAATTCAAAGAAATCATCGTGGTACATGTAGTATTTAAAGGGGTCCATATAAGGGTAATTAAAAAGGGGATTACCTTTTATTTGGTTAGAAACGCCGTTGGGAAAATGTGTAGGCATAGTGAACAGTCCTTCCTAGACCAGCACCCCTGGGGGTACCATTCAAATATGTGTGAAAAAGGAGTGGAGGAAGTTTTTAGGCTCCCTCCACTGTAGTAAGAACTACGCTCCTGCTGAACCGAAGAAACCTCTCCAGTCTGACCAGCCAAAGCTGTAGCGTTCTCTGGCCTTGAACCGGAGATTACCCGTGTCAAAGTCAGGCTCCATCTTGGTGGCAAGCGGTGCTCTGATGAACATCTTGGCCCCGTTGGGGACATCCGTTCTGATAAAGAACGCATCAGGGTCACTGAATCGCTTGTTCACCATGTAACCACTGGGGAGCATACCCTGGTGGTTAATGGAGTTGATGTTGTTATCAGCCGTATTAGATTGATAAGGGCTGTTCAGCACACGGTCTGCCGTGAACTGATTAGAAGGTGCAACGTGCAAAGAAAGCGCGCCGCCTCCTACTAAGATACCTCTATCATCTTTCAACGTCTGAATAGACACCAAAGCAGTTTCTAGAGCAGCTTCAGAAAGATCAACCGTACCCGTGGTACCAATCAGATTGCTCTGGATACCATCACCCACGGTGGGGTGGCTGGCACTGAACATTGGTTGGCCGTCACCACCCGTGAAGGCAGCGGCAAAGCCTTGGTTGAACGTCTGAGCAGCTTTCGTCTGCTTAGTACTTGCCATGGAACGAGCAAGCCCTCTGGCACGTAGCTTGGCAAACGTGTCATAGAGGTTGTCTTCCATAGCTTCCTCAGTGACGGAGAAGGCCAAAGCAATGGTCTCTGCCGTGTAACGTGAGGTGTAACTTTCTTGTGCATTGTCATACTGGACAGCAGCGCCTTCACCCTTGACAGGTGCCTCGCCAAAGCCAGTGAAGAGGACTTCTTCTTCAAACGCACGGTCAGAGTTCTCTACTTCATAAAGAACACTGTATTCATCGGCAACTTCTCCGTACTCAATACCGAAGACGGCATTAAGACCTGGCAGAAGCTGCTTGGCAATACTAGCTCTATTAATAGCCATTATCTAAGCTCCTTTCAGGTTAAGCACCGGATGACACTTTAGTCAACTGGTGGTGGATAAGTTGAACTTCCGCAACTGGGAAAGCACGGTCCGCAGGCACGTCAATGTTGTTACCAGGGGTCTCAACAAAGTCAATGATACGGAACATTGCAGCTACACCACTGGTACGACTGGCAACGTCTAGACCGAAGCCTGAACGTCCAGTAAAGGTAGAACCCGCACCACGGGTAACCGTAAAGTTGTGCTCCATGATGTCGCCAACAGAAGAACTGGCGTCACACTGGACTTCAAAAGTAGCTTGAGGATCATCACAAACAATTGCATAAGCATTGCTTGCAGACGTTCCCGTGGGCCAATGGCTTCTCCATCGTGGCTCACCGTCCTCCTCGTAGTAACATCCCATGAATACACCAATTGGCGCATCAGAGGCACCGGAGTCATTACCTACAACAGATACAACACCGTTTCTGACATGGACAAGATCACCTGTGAAGATGCTCCCAGCCGCGCCAGATGCAATACGGTAGTTACGAGTCTGCGTAGTATTAGCACCACCAGCGTATCTACGAGAAGGAGTGAGACCGTTTAGGGCTTTTGTAGCAGTCATACTACACTCTCCTTTTTAAAGATGAGTAGAATAAACAGTAGGTGTTTAAGCCTGAAATTGTGCCATTCTACCCTTGGTTACAGTTGAAGTGCTACTATTTGAAATGGGCATTTTAGAGTTTGAAGCTGACATAAGTTGCTGATTTACAGCCTCCATAAGGTCGTTTGCTTTGCCCTCGTAATAATCATTTCTGGCAACTGCTTTGCCTCGGGGCATCTTGGCTAGAGCGACATCCCCCCGTACAACGCAGTTAGTGTAGCGTCCAGTATCTAAAACAGTGGCAGAGTGTAACATCTCAGGAATTTCTTCAGGAGTTACAAATACCCATCCCTGCGTCATCTTGTTACCTACGTTCTTATAGTCATCTTCACCTTTGAGGGAGATACGCACCCAGCGGAGAACCATGTCTTCATTGGTGAATCTTTCTGTAACAACGGCAGGGACATCAAGATAATTTGGTTCTTGATACGTGTATTCTTTTGATTCAAGTTCCCTTGTGCTTGTTGCTCTACTATTTGCTTTACTCATCTTTAAAAACGCTCCTTATTTTTTTGTTACGCGCACTTACTTCTTACCCAATGGGTACATATTCTCCTGCTGCACGGTCTGCCCGTGCTTTCTCAGCAGCATATTTCTCAAGAGGGATATTCCACTTCTGGGCTAACTTTACATCTGCTTGAGTAAGCTTCACCTTTTTAGAAGAGGAACCGGGAGAAGAACTGCGCGACTGTCCTGCCACCACCTGTTGAGTATTCCTTTTTACAGGAGCTTCCTGATTAAACTTATGCGGAAACTCGTGTCTCATTCTTGAATCTACCTCAGAATAAAAATCATCAGAGGTTGGATTGTAACCTTCTTCTTTAAGCTGTGCGTCAATTGTAAGAGCCGCCACAGTCATAATGTTATCAGAACCAAACCACTTATTCTCTGGTTTCTTACTCCACTCCACGGCTTGTGGGTCGTACTCGGTGGACTGGGCTTGGTTCTGTGCTTGTACCTGTTGCTGCTGTACAAGCTGTTGTTGTTGTCTCTGTTCTCTGTCTACTAGAGTTTTTTCGTACTGAGCAAGTTGACCTCTGTTCTGCTCAACATTGTTAAGATCAAGCTGAGATTTACTTAAAATCTCTTGTGCTTCTAGCATCTTTTCTTTATCGCCTGCGTCGTAGGCACTTAGATAGGACTGCTTGGCTAATTCTGTTTGTTTCTGTAGCTGTTGCTCTGTGGCATCGTAAGTATTTTTGTGGAGGTCTACAGAATTTTTATCTCTGTTGTTTACAGTTTCAATAAGACCCTGACGCTCTGACTCTAACTGAGCAATACGCTCTTCGCGCTCATTCTTCTGCTTGACCAGTTGCCTTATTCTTTTCTCTGCGCCCTTGGTCTCAATACCGTCTAGTTCAGGAATCTCTTCTTTTACCGGGGCAGCTTCTTTTTCTTGGGCAGCTACTGGTTCTTCTTTCTCTTCCTCAATCTCAAATTCTACTTTTTCTTTTTCAGAAGAGGAGGATACGTCAACTTCGTTCCAGTCGGTTAGCTCTTCTGCTACGTTTTCTTTTACTTCTTCTTGGTCTTCAATCATTTATATTTCTCCATAGTTGCGAAACTAAGATTACGCAGGTCATACTAATATTATTACCATACTTAGTTACCTAATACAAGTGTAGTGTCTAAATCTTCTGGGTCAGAGATTCTCATCAGGACCTGATCATCAAAAATAAGAAGGAGCTTTACCCCTTTGTAGACAAACTTGGTACCTGTGAGCTTCTGGTAGCAGACGTAGTCGCCTTCTCTGCACCAGGCTCCAGCAAGAAACTTAGCTGAGTCTTCGTAAGCCAGCGTTCCTACTTTAAGAACTCTGCCAACAGTGGTGAGGTAGGCAATATCATCTCTGGCTTTCTCTGGTAGTAGGATACCTCCTTTTGTTTTTTCTTTGATAGAGGTTGGTCTGACAAGAACATGATAACCGGGAAGGTCTGGAAGAACCTCTGGGTCCGGTACATCATTCTTTGTAATCCACGCATCATTAGTAATAGCCCCGCCTAGTTGAGGATTAATCATAGCTGTCTTCTCTCTCCATTCTATTGTTGATAATACGTCCTAGTTCTACGGAAGCCCACTCAATTCCTGAGATAGTCCCCACCAATTGCTTATATTGGTTATAGTCTTCCACCTGTCCTGTTGCAAGCAAAACTTTTAGTTTTTCCTGCTGCTCAGAAAAAGCTTCTTTAATTTCTTGGAACATGTCCATTGTAAAGTTATTATACTGTCTTTGATCTGCTCATCCTACGGTTTTTTTTAGAAGGTCTCTTTTTAGATTGCTTAGAGGTAGACATGGCAATGGCCACAGCTTGTTCCTGTGGGTAGCCTTCTCCTCTTAATTTTTTAATGTTAGCTGTGATGGCTTTCTTACTTTTACCAGGGGTCAGGGGCATGCTAAATAGCTTTCGGTTCGTAGGGGTTAGGGTTACTGGCCAGTCTGCCACCTCTGGCAGCTTGTCTAGCAGGCTCCATGCTTAGAAGAGCAGTGGCAGTATCTTCCATTCTTTCTCTGATACCTGCTCTATTATTCTTTTTAGCATTTCTATATTCATTATTATCCAGTAGCTCTGCAGCAGCTTCTTTAAACTTCCCTGCGTTGATTAATTTCCTGGTCTTAGGGCTGTGGTTTGGAGTCAATGTACCTCTGTAGTAAGAAGAAGCCATATGTTGTTGTACTTCCGCAGGGTAAGAATTAAAATCAGGATAAGCTTTACGAAGCTCGGGCATACGCTTTTTTACGTCTTCTCTAAGGTACCTGTCTGCCTGTTCCTCTGTAATCTTAGCCCCTTTCTTTATAAGGTTTCCCTTATCATCTCTGGTTCTTCCGTAGCCCACTGTATAAGGATCGCCCTCTACAGGCTTTCTTGCCTTTAGTATAGGAGCTCCTTCGTAGTACCTGATGGTGTGTAGGATAGCCTCGTCAAAAGAATCATCGGCTGGAGGGCCTCCGTCTTCCTCTACTTCTAGGTGCGGAGACCCAGTAGGTTTTTGTACAGATTTTGTTCTAGAAACTGGCTCTTCAATAGCAGGGGGAGGAGAAGAAGAAAAAAGATTAGAGACGTACTTTGTGATATCGTCCATATTAAAATCAAACATAGAACCTTCCTCTTCTTGTACCTGTGGAGTAGCCGCTAGTCCTTTTTTTCTTCCAGATGCGTCAGCACCGCCGGGGCCAAAAAGAGGAGCAGCAGAACCATAGGTATCAGCGAGCCTATCCTCTGACTTTACAAGCTTCTCCTCTGACTTTACAAGTCCCTGGCTCTGACCAATCAAGTCCATTATTTCAGACTCTGTTAACCTGTGTTCTGATCCAACGTGCTTGTTTACTCTAGCAGATTCTACCATTTTATTAAGTTCCTTATTGCTTCTGCGCCATGGCCAGCAGAGATTTCATGGCGGTGTCCGCTGCCTTGATCTCACTATTGTCTTCTGCCTTGTTACGCTCCAGTTCCAGCTTGGCAGCGCTCTCCAGGGCCTTGAGGTTGTCCCTGCGCTCCTCTGTTTCCATCTTGCCCACGTTTAGAACCAGGTCGTTCATGTTCTCTTTCTCTCTGAGGTTCATGTCACGCTGCTTCAGGGCAATGTCTGCAGAATCTTTCAGCGTTGCGGCCTGCGCCTTCTCTCTGTCAAACTCTAACCGCTCTTTCTCCAGGAGAAGCATCTGTTGTTCTGGACTTTGGGCCACGCCCATGGCAGCGTTGGCGTTTGCCACCTCTTCTGCGGCCTGTGCCATGACCATCTCCGTGGTTTTGGGGTCATTGGCCACTCCAGAGGCTTCCACCATGCCCAGAACCTGCTCTTGGTACTTCATAATCATGTGATCTCGGACATTTGCGTTGATTATGGGTACAATCTGCTTCATCATGGGGTTTGCCCCCGTGGCAGGGTCCTTTAGGAAGGAAGTTTTGAACTGAATGTGCGCTTCGTGGTTCTGTCCAGGGAAAGCAGCTATGGGTAGGCCCTTGGTAGCGGCCATTATGTCCGCCAGGGGGTCCCTTGGCTCTGGTTTCTGGTCCGGGGGTAGGATTTCGTCCAGGTTTGGGAAGTTTGCAGCTGTCAGGACCTCTCTGTAGAGCGCAGGCATGTTGAAAGTACCAGGAGGGGTCTGGCTGGCAAGCTGAATTGCCAGTTGACCCAGTGCCATACGGTGTGCAGAGGACGGGATGTTGGGGTCAGAGACAGGAATGATGTCAATTCTCCCGTCAAAGTCCTGCTTGAACACCTTCTGGTCTCCTCCCACTACCTCGTAAGGGTAATCAGCGGGTAGGTAGTCATAGTTTATCTGAGCTAGGACTGCAAACTCATCCTTCTGTGCCTTGTGTAGCCGCTTGTGAATGGCAGAGAAAAACTTTGAGGAGGCCTCCAGGAGGGCCATGGTGGTTCCCACGGGTCCAGAGTTCTTAGAATCTGCAATCACCTGTTCTGTGGAGTCTGCAAACTTCTGTCCTGCTCCTATGACAAACTGCATCATTCCCATCAGGGTCTGAGAAGGTTCTTTATAGGGGAGAGTTACAATAGCCTTGTTCAGGTCAATGCCTGTGCTCTCCACTTCCTTAAACTCACCTGGGGCAATTGGTTCATTGTCCCCCACCAGTCTTACACCTCTGGCCTTGAAGCCACCGGGAAGGTTGGCAAACTGTCCTGCGTCTATCAGAGAGCGCATGGCAGTGGTGGCTGTCATGGTCAAGTTACCCAGGAAGTGAATAAGACCAAGACCATAAAAACCAAACCCCGGTACGTACTTGTAGTGGATAAAGTGAAGTTTCTTTTCTTTCTTGGGGTCATCCTCTTTGTAGTTTCTTGTGATACAGAGAACCTTCTTACTGGTCTCCTCTATGGTTACAATGTAGGGGTGGGCTATTCCGTCTGGATCATTATAGGGTTCTGGG